CGCCGCAGGAATTGGCCGTCCCGTCCGTGCCGCCGCCGCAGGAGGCGGTCAGCGTCGCGCGCACCTGGGTGTACCCGGCGGGCACAGTGAAACTGGCAGTGCCCGCGCTGTAGCCGGTCCAGATCAGCTCGTTGGCGAAGCCGGGCACCATGCCGGGGCGAGCTTCGCCGGGATGAACGCCACCGCCCCGTACGGGGCGATGTTGCTGTTGATGATGCTGGACTGGCCATTCGCCACAGTGACCACGGCGATGCCGGCGTAGCCGGCGTCCGGGGCCGGGGTCGTCTCTGTGCCGGTCGGCGCCGCGGTGCCGGCCTTTGTGCCGGCCACGTTCATCGTCACCCCAGCGGGCACGCTGACCGACCAGTACTCCGGCAACGCGCCCGGTGCCGCCGCGCCCTGCGCGTTGGGGTTGCGGATCATGTTGACCGAGGCCGGCTCGATCAGCACGCCGAGTGCCGTTCGGATTGAGGATGCGCGCGGTGATCGCGGCGCCGAACTGCGCGTCGGTCCAGCCCGCCGGGCGGACGAAGTCGCGGCCGAAGAAGTCGTAGGCGGCGAGGTCCAGCCAGCCGCCGGTCGCGGTCGCGATGCGTGCCTGCTGCCGCGCGAACCGGATCATGCCGTAGGCGAAGCTGCCCGCCCAGGCGGCGCCGCCGAGCAGCGCGTCCAGCACCGGCGTCGCACCGGCCTTGAACCAGGGCGGCAGGACCGAGATCAGCCGCGCCAGCACGTCCTCCTGGTCGCCGGTTGCCATGTCAGGTCACCGTCATCGTGCCGGGGCGCAGCAGCCCGACGCCGAAGGCCGGCGTGACGTCCGAGGTGCCGGCGTTCACGGTCAGCCCGGTCACATCGACCACGCCGGCGACGTTCATCACCGTCTGCACGACCGCATTGTAGTAGAGCACCTGGCCGATCTTCAGGCCGTTGACGAGCGCGGTCAGCGCCGCCACCGCCGCGCCCACGACCGCGGTGGATGCGTAGCCGGTCGCGACCGTGATCTCGGCGTTGATGCCGACGAACGTGACGGTCGGGCCATAGACGGAGGGCCGTGTCGTCACGCCGCGATAGAGCGCGACCGCGGTTGCGACCGCACTCAGCAGCGAGGCGGGCGGGCTGCCGCTGCCGTCGTCCACGACGACGAAGAACGTGCCCGGCGCCCAGTTGCCATTGTGGTCGTAGTTCTCGACCAGGTTGATGTCGAGCCCGGGCTGGACGGAGCCGGCGCCGAACGCGACCGCCGCCGGCGTCGAGCGCGCGAGCGACTGGATGAACTGCCGGAAGCGCAGCTTCAGCGCCGCATCCGACTCGGCGTCGATGCCGCCGGCGGCGGCGCCGGTGTTGGAGATATAGTCGATATACGGCACCTGCACGGTGAGCAGCGTGATCGACCCGGCCGGCACGTTCCCGGCCGCACCCGATGTCTGCGCTTGCATGGTCACGCTGGCGCTCGCCGTGCCCGCCGGGATCACATAGGCGTTCGCGGCCGCGTTCCAGTAGGTCTGCGACTCGTCCGCGATCACCGCGAAGCCTTGCGTGCCGTCGGCCGTCACCGCGGTCACGCCGACATTCACCGTCGCCGCGAGCGTTGCCGTGTAGCGGGAGAACTGCACCGTGGTGCAGATCGCGGCGGCGCCGCCCATCCGCTCCAGCGCAAAATCGTTGACGAAGCTGTCGACATCGGTGCCGACCGCGGTGGCGAGCCGCATCATCGTCATCACCTGCAGCACCAGGCTCTCGAGCCACAGGGTGACGCCGGCGAACGCCTCCAGGCAGGCGCGCAGCACCGAGCCGACGGTGACGTCCACGACCACGCTCGCCGCGGACTGCACCGCCGCCGCCATCGCGTTCATCAGGGCGGTGAAGCCCTGGACCGAATTGGCGACGTAGCTGCTGCCCCGGTTGGTCCCGCTCATCTCACACCGCGACGCTGAAGCCGAGCGCGACCGGCGCGGCCGTGGTCGCGTCGGTGTAGCCGATGTCGATCTGCACGACGCCGACGCCGAATTGCGGGCGCGTGACCTTGACGCTGGGCGGCGGCGACTGTGCGACCGCGTCCTCCATCAGCATCTGCGCCAGCACGATCGCCGTGATCTCGGCATCCGTCGCCAGCGAGCCGATTTTTTCCGGCAGTCCGGCGCCATAGGTCGGGTGCCAGATATAGGCGCCGGGCGCGGTCAGCAGCCGGCGGATCACGCGCTGCTGGCCCCACACCGTGCCGCCGACGGTCGCGAGATCGCCCGTGAGCGACCACGCCAGGTCGTCCTGCCACGGCAGCGCGAGGTCGGGCATCAGGCCTTCCTGATGATGGCGACGTTCGTCGCGCCGCGCGCCGTGAGCCTGGCCGCGCGCGGGGCGGCCTTGTTTTTGGGCATGTCCGGCGAGACGTAGTGGTGCACGACGCCGGTTTGATCCGGCGCGTCCCACTCGATGCGGACGATCAGCCGCGCATCGGCGGCCTGCGCGGCGGCGCGGGCCACATCGGCTTCCCGGTCCCGGCGCAAATTGGCCGCGGCCTGGGGGTTCCCGGCGACCGCGACAGCGCGGCGAGTGATGTTCATCTGCTACCCCGCAAAGACGTTCGGCGATCCGCCGGTGATGGCGGCGCCGCAGTTCGCCAGGTCGCCCACGCACACGATGGGCTGCCCGTTGGCGGTCTCGGCGCGCCCGCTGATCAGCGGGTTCGGCCCGTGGATCGGGCAGGCGTAGATGTCGCCGTTGCGCGCGACGCCGATCCCGTTGACGAGGACGCTGGGCGAAGCGGTCGCGATGGCGCCCCCGTGGCTGCCGGGGTCGCCAAGCCGCGCGACGGCCGGCATCAGGGATTGAGGTGGATCGCCGCGCCGGCCACGGTCACCGTGCCGGCGGCGGTGACGTTCACGTGGGCGGTGCCGATCACGCTCACGCTGCCGTCGCTGGTCAGCTTCACCGTGCTGCCGGTCTGATGCACGAGCCACATCTCGCCCGCCTGCGCGGTGGGCGGGATCTCGGCGAGCGAGGGCAGGAAGCCCGAGACGAAGGGCGTGTTCGGATTGCCGTCGAGGAAGTCCACCACGGCATGCGCGCCCGGCAGCGGCCCCAGCGCCGCTCCCCAGCCAGCGCCCAGCGCCGTCATCCTGATCGGAATCCACGGCGACTGCTGAATGTCGCCGTCCTCGGCCACCTCTTCCGGCCACTGCACCTGTACCGCGTGCCGGTCCGGATCGTAGCTGACGACGACGCCTGCCCGCGGGCGCGCGATGCGCAACAGGCTCCGCTCCACCTCGCGGCGGATCAGGTTGAGGAGATCCTCGGTTGCGCTCACAGCACCTGCATCGACTGCGGGGAGGCGTTCTTCGCCCGGATCGTCATGCCGGCATGCTCGGCCGCGAAGCTGCGCTCGATCTCCTCGATGACATACGGCTGGTCGAAGCTGGTCAGCGTGCCGGTCACCTGCAGCATCATCCGGGGCGTGAGGGAGAGCACCACCGGCAGGTCGCTCACCGTGATCCTGCGTTCATGGCGGGAGAGCTCGGCCCACTTCCTGTTCGCGTACTCCTGTGCCTGTTGCTGCGTGAGCCCCGGCACGCGGAAGACGAAGCTCTGCGCGCCGATGTTGCTCGCCGGCGCCTGGATCGGCGTGTTGCCGCGCCCCTTCACCAGCTTGCTGGCATGCGCAGTCGCGCTGATCGGCCGCTTGTGCTCGTGGTTCCAGGAGATCACCGTGACGGAGATGTCGCGCGACAGGGTCATGGCGCGGCTGCACTTCAGGTGCGGCGTGTTCGCCTGCACCGTGGCGTCGTTGGCGGTCGCGTAGCTGTAGCCGATCGTGAGCGGCGGCCCGGGCTGCGGCGGCGCCGGCTGGAAATGGAGCGTCCGCCCGGCAACCCACAGATCGAAGCCCTCGCGCTCCGCCAGATAGGTGAGGAGCTGCCACTCCGTCACCCGGTCGGTCATCTGCACGTGGTCCTGCCGGTAGAGGTCCCCGGCCAGCGTCGTCGTCGCCTGCACGGCGGCCTGCATTTGGTGCCGGGCGGCAAGCGTGGTGGCGATCTGGCTGCCGGTGAGGTTGGGGAACTTCTCGCTGGTGCGCGTGTCGATGAACCGGCTGCTGTAGTCGCGCCCGCGCAGCGTGACGGCCGCCTGCGCCGCGTCCCATTCCAGGTCGTCGGCCAGGCCGAGGATCAGCGACGCCGGCGGCTGCGACGGATCGAGGCTGGCCAGCAGCTCCAGCTCGATCGTGTCGTTGAGCGCCCAGAACGGCAGCCCGAAGCCGGCGGAGGTGGCGCCGAGCGCGACCACCGCCTCGAAGGTATCGGCGCCCCAGTAGTTGTTGTTGGTCACCGTGCACCGGACGAGGCCCGGCACGACGCGGCCGTTCACCTTCATGCCGATCGCAAGCCGGCGCGCCGCCGGCAGGCTCAGTTGCGGCGAGAGGTCGAGGCCGCCCGCAATGGCCGTCGGCCCCTGCGCCCCGGTCACCTGGCTGTTGGCCCGGACCACGGCGAACGATTCGCTCATCGCTCAGATCCCCAGCACGCCGTCCGTGCCGCCGCCATAGGCGGGCGGCGATGGGATGCTCAGCGTCACCGGTCCGGCGAGCCACGGGTCCCAGAGCGCAAGCTGCTGCGCGATCGGCAGCGGCACCGGCTGGAACGCCGCGAGGCGGGTCCGCGCGATCAGGTACCAGAGCGTCGGGTCGCCCATCTCTGCCGCGGCGATCGCGAACAGGTTGCCGCCGGCGACGGTCCTCGCGACGCTCATACGCCCCCCGCCAGCAGCCCGGTGCCGGGATCGAGGTTGTTCAGCAGCCGCCCGGCCACGCCTGCCGTCTGCGCCCCCGCCGCGGCGGTCGCGACCGTGTCCGCCGTGCCGCCGAGGGCCGCGCTCATGGCCCCCGGGTCGCCCCCCGCGGTGATCCCGCCGATCGCGCCGGAGACGGTGTCGGCCGCCAGCGCCGCGGTCGCCGCGGCGGCCCCGACGGCGCTCACCGCGGCGACGAGGCCGGTCAGGCTGCCCGAGGACGCGCCCTGCAGCGTGCCGACTGCCGCGCGCGCGGTGAGCGCCGCGGCGAGCGTGGTGTTGATCGCCGGCACGGCATTGCCGAACAGCCCGGCGAGGCCGAGATCGCCGTCGACCACCGAATCCAGCGTGTTCGCCACCCCGGCCCAGAAGGCCGCCGTGAGATCCTGGACGACCTCGCACTCGATCTCGTAGGGCACCTCGTAGAAGCGCTCGAACTGGGCGCGGAAGTGGCGCACCATCACCTGGTACGAGAAGGTCCACCACGACAGGACGACCGGCTTGCCGGACCGGCGCATCACGTCGAGCAGTTCGGCGCTCGCCACCGCCGCGGCGCCGCGGAACCGGCCGCGCCAGCGGATCGCGTCGTCATCCGGGCCGAGTGCGGTGATGACGCGCCGCCCGCCGATCAGCTTGTGGACGACCAGATGCTGCGCGCCCCCGAAGTTGATCGTCTCGGGGACGCCGTAGGGATCGAGGAACGGGAAGCCGCCCAGCGTCAGGATGGTGTCGGTCATGTCGCGTAGAGCCGCCTGCCGTCGAACGCCGGGTTGCCGGCGATCGGGCCGCTCGCCTGATGGACCACCCGGCGGATCAGCGCACCGGCGACCTCCGACCCGTCCAGGTAAATCTTGATGATGGGGGCCTGGGGCGGCGGGGCCGCATAGTTCTGCGGGCTGATCCCGGGCTCGTTCGGCAGGAACCCGCCCCTGCGCCCCCGCTCCTCGCGTTCGCGCTCACGCCTTTCGTCCAGCCGCCGCCGCGTCTCGGGCGTCAGGTCGGGCAGGCCGCCACCGCCCGGCAACGTCCCGGTCAGCCAGTAGCGCAGCAGCCGGAACGGCGCCAGGAAGTGATCCCACAAGGCCTGCCAGTCGTCCGCCTTCAGCGTCACGGCGAGCGCAGCGATGCCGCCCAGGATCGCGGCCAGCGCGCCGGCCGCGCCGCCGCCGACGATGAACGCGAGCACCGAGCCGGTCACCGCGATGGCGCCGGCCGCTACCAGGAAAGCCCCGAGCCCGGCGAGCACCTTGCCGATCACCTCGGCGCGCGGGCTGTGCGTCTCCGGCGGCATCGCCCCGAACGGGTCGGAGAGGAACCTGTGGACCTGCGCCGGGTCGAAATGCGGCTCGCCGATCCACTTCGTGATGCTGTCGAGGGCGTCGGTCAGCATGCCGAGCATGCGGATGCCGGGGGCCACCAGCGGGGAGCCGAGC